TTGGGGTGGGAGGTACGGTGACGGGTAAGGGAGCCGACCTATTAATTATTGATGACCCACACTCAGAACAAGAAGCCACACTAGGTGACCCGTCTGTCTTTGATAAGGTATTTGAGTGGTATACCTCTGGACCAAGGCAGCGTCTTCAGCCTGGTGGGACCATTGTCGTGGTGATGACGCGCTGGTCAGATAGAGATCTGACGGGAAAAATTATTAGCGAAGCGGCTAAGAGGGATAGACACGAAGAGTGGGAAGTCATAGAACTGCCTGCGATTATGCCGAGTGGTAATCCTTTATGGCCTGAGTTCTGGTCGTTAAAAGAATTAGAGGCTTTAAAGGAAGAACTACCTCCTTCTAAGTGGAATGCACAATATCAACAGCAACCCACTGGCGAAGAAGGTGCCATCATTAAAAGAGAGTGGTGGAAGATCTGGGAGAAGGACGATCCGCCGACGTGTGAATTTATTATTCAGAGCTGGGACACCGCATTTACTAAGAGTGAGAGGGCAGACTACTCAGCCTGTACGACGTGGGGTGTGTTTTATAAAGATGAAGATAAACGAGACGCTAATATTATTATGTTGGATGCGTTTCAAAAAAGGATGGAGTTTCCTGAGTTAAAAGACAAAGCCTTGAGCCAGTATAAATACTGGGAGCCTGATGCTTGTATTATTGAAGCTAAAGCTGCTGGCGCGCCGTTGGTGTTTGAATTAAGACAAATGGGCGTTCCTGTTTCGGAGTACACCCCTGTGAGGGGAAATGATAAGTTTGTGAGGATTAATTCTGTATCTGATTTATTTCGATCAGGTAAGGTCTGGCGACCTGAGACACGATGGGCTGATGAGGTTGCTGATCAGATGGCGGCATTTCCTAATGCAGAACATGATGACCTCGTAGACTCAAGTGTGCAGGCACTGATACGATTCAGACAAGGCGGTTTTTTAAGACTGGCTTCTGATGAAGAAGACGAACCGCAAACCTTTAAACGCAAAGCCTATTACTAAGGATAGATCATGTTAGATAAACCCCTTGAGCCAATGTTGTCCTCTGACTCAGAGATTGAAGTTGAAATCGTTGATCCTGAATCTGTTTCAATAGGGGTAGACGGATTAGAGGTTGTCATCGAACAAGGTGAAGAAACCGCAGAAGACTTTGACGCCAATTTAGCTGAATATATGTCGGAGTCAGAACTTCAAACGCTGGCGTCTGACTTAATGGGTGAAGTAGACGCAGATATCCACTCAAGAAAAGACTGGGTTGATATGTATGTCAAAGGCTTAGAAGTTTTAGGCATGAAGTATGAAGAGCGGACTGAACCTTGGAATGGTGCCTGTGGCGTATTTTCTACCCTATTAACAGAAGCGGCGGTAAGGTTTCAATCAGAAATGATTATTGAAACGTTCCCAGCACAAGGCCCAGTTAAAACTGAAATTATTGGACAGATTACAAAAGAAAAAGAAGACGCAGCAGAACGTGTTCGTGACGATATGAATTATCGTTTAACCGAAACCATTCCAGAATACAGACCCGAACACGAAAGGATGTTATTTAATTTAGGTCTTAGCGGCGCTGCTTTTAAGAAGGTTTACTACGATCCTAATTTAGGACGCGAGACATCTATCTTTATACCGGCAGAAGATGTCATTATTCCTTATGGCGCATCCGGGGCGAGAACCGCTGAACGCGTTACACACTTAATGCGTAAGACGAAAAACGACATCCATCGTCTTCAAGTTAAAGGTTTTTATAGAGATGTTGATCTAGGAGATCCTTTAAAAGTCATTAACGACATCGAAGAAAAGAAAGCCGAAGAGACAGGGTTCTCTATTAATGATGACGACCGGTATCTTATTTGTGAGATACAAGCAGATCTTAATATTCCCGGCTATGAAGAAGAAGACGACATAGCGGTGCCTTATATTATTAGCATTGATAAAGGTACTAATAAAGTTTTATCTATTTATCGTAACTGGCGAGAGGGAGATCATTTATATAAGAAGCGCCAGCACTTAGTTCAGTACGATTATGTCCCTGGATTTGGCGCTTATGGCTTTGGGTATATCCATTTAATTGGTGGGTATGCTCGAGCAGGGACAATGTTAATCAGGCAATTAGTCGATGCGGGTACTTTATCTAACTTACCCGGAGGTCTAAAGGCTCGAGGTTTAAGAGTTAAAGGTGATGACACCCCGATTGCACCGGGAGAATTTAGAGACGTAGACGTACCCAGCGGCGCTATTAAAGATAACATCATGACGCTCCCCTATAAGGAACCGTCTGAAGTTTTAGCTGGTTTATTAAATAGGATTAGTGAAGAAGGAAGACGTTTAGGTTCGATTGCTGACATGAAAGTCAGTGATATGTCGTCTCAGGCTCCTGTTGGAACGACCTTAGCCCTCTTAGAACGACAGCTAAAGACCATGAGTGCCGTGCAAGCACGGGTCCATGCGTCGATGAAACAAGAATTTAAGCTGTTACGGGACATTATTAGGGACTATACCCCAGAGGAATACACCTATATCCCCGAGGGAGGTAATAGAAAAGCGAAGCAAGAGGACTACGAACACGTCGATATCATCCCTGTGAGTGATCCTAACGCTGCAACGATGGCTCAACGGATTATGCAGTACCAAGCAGTGATCCAATTAGCCTCACAAGCACCCCAAATTTACGATTTACCCCAGTTACACCGGCAAATGATCGAGGTTTTAGGGGTAAAAAACGCCGATAAATTGGTTCCTTTGCCTGAAGATCAGCATCCAAAAGACCCTGTGTCAGAAAATATGGCGTTTTTACGCATGGAACCGACAAAAGCGTTCATTTATCAGGACCATGACGCCCATATAGCGACGCATATAACGTTTATTCAAGACCCAATGATCATGCAACAGATTGGGCAGAACCCTATGGCCCAACAAATAGGATCTGCGGTACAGGCTCACGTTGCAGAACATTTATCGTTCCTCTATAGAAGGAAAATTGAGGAAAGAATAGGCGTTCCTCTACCGCCTCCTAACGAAAAACTGCCTGAAGATGTAGAAGTAGAGATATCCAGACTCACGGCACAGGCAGGCGCGCAGCTCTTACAGATGAATATGGCCCAAGCACAACAGGCACAAGCCCAGCAAGCGGCACAAGATCCCATGGTTCAAATGCAACAAGCAGAACTACAGATCAAAGCTGAGGAAGTAAAAAGAAAAGCCGCTAAAGACCAGGCAGATATTGCACTTGCACAAGCCAGACTACAGGTTGAACAAGAGCGTATCGCAGTTGAAGCTAGAAAAGAACAGCAGCGTATAGCGGCTAAGTCGTCTGACTTTGATAAGAAACTAAAAGCTGATGTATTAACTAAATTAAATAACAGATGAAAGTATCTTTAATCATGCCGCTGTTTAATAACGCGGCCTTTGTTAAACGCGCTGTTGATAGCGTATTGGCGCAAACTCATAAGGACTGGGAATTAATAATTGTTGATGATGGATCAACAGATGGTTCCTACGAATTAGTTGGCGCTTTATATAAACAACCAGAAATAAAGATTTTAAAGAATGATCAAAATCAAGGTATAGGTATTACAAGGAAAAAAGCTGTTGATGCATCTGATGGCGAATTAATAGGCCATATTGATTCTGACGATATGTTAGAACGGTGGGCATTAGAGGAAATGATTGAATGTTTTAAAAAGAAACCAGATGTCGGTTTAATTTATTCTGATTTTGCACAAATTAATAGGAAAGATGAAGTAGAAAGTTACGCACAAAGCAAAACATATGACGCCAAAAAACTTTATCAACATGGCTGGCGTCATTTTGGTATGTACAGAAAGTCTGCATATATAAAAACTTCTGGGTTTAATACACAATTAAACCGCTGTGAAGACGGGGATTTATTTATGCAAATTGCAGAACAAATGCCGTGTTATCACTTACCAAAAGTTCTGTATTTTTATCGTAACCATGGTGATAACACAACAAGCGTAGAAAAAAAATGTGAAGAGTGTAACGAACGCCCAATATGCAACTACATAAGAGTATGGGGAAAAGCTGCAGGTATTGACCATATAACGTTCAAACGGATTTAACATGGATATATTTGAACATTTGCATCACAAATTACAAGAACGCATTCTTAATTTGAATGAGTCTTTGAGCAACGGCTCGGCAAAAGATTACGCCGAGTATCGGGAACTGTGCGGCGTTATCCGGGGTCTACGATCCGCGCAGATAGAAGTGCAAGACCTTGCGAGTCGTACAAAGGAAATTGAAGATGAGTGAGTTATTAATCTCCCAAGACGGAGAATCGGCAACCACGTTGCCAGAGTCGGCAGAAGAAAAGGCCAAGCAGTTGCCTGAACCTTCTACATACCATGTGTTGTGCGTACTACCAGAAGTAGATGATGAGTATGACAGTGGCTTGGTTAAAGCTGGGTCAACGATGTACTACGAAGAAGTCTTATCGCCTGTGTTGTTTGTAGTAAAGCTAGGGCCAGACGCTTATAAAGATAAGACTCGTTTCCCTAGTGGGCCTTCATGCAAGGTAGGAGATTTTGTACTTGTCCGTCCTAACACCGGGACCAGGATCAAAATTCACGGCAAAGAGTTCAGGATCATTAACGATGATTCAGTCGAAGCTGTCGTTCAAGATCCACGCGGTATTTCAAGAGCATAGGAGGACGTATGAACGAAGACTATAAGTTTCCAGATGAGAAAGAAGAGAAGATCGAAGTTGAAGTTGAAAGTGATGTTGAGGTTGAGATTGTCGAAGACGAAAAGCCTAAGCACTCCAAACTTCGAGAAGATCCTAAGCCTTTAGATGACTTTGAAGTCAAAGAGTACAGCGAAAAAGTCAAACAAAGGATTGATCACTTATATAAAGGATACAAGACAGAGAAACAGCGAGCCGAAGAAGCAGAACGCGCAAAGGATGAAGCGTTTCGCGTAGCCCAGGCTATTGCCGAAGAGAATAAGAAACTTAAGAGTTCTTTATCTGAAGGGCAACAAGCTTTACTTGAGCAAGCCAAAAAAACGGTTAGCAACGAACTTGAAGACGCCAAGAGGAAATACAAAGAAGCGTATGAATCTGGCGACAGTGATCGTTTAGTAACGGCCCAAGAGGAGTTAACGTCAGCCAAAATAAAGTTAGAACGCGTTAATAACTTTAAGCCGACTAGACAAGAGCCTGAAAAAGAAGTACATATTGAGGCACCGAAGGTTGATCCTAAAGCCGAGTCATGGAAAAAGGATAATCCTTGGTTTGGCTCAGACGATGAAATGACAGGGTTTGTCTTGGCGTATCACTCCAAGCTTATTAAGCAAGGCGTCGATGCATCGTCTGATGAGTACTACGAGAAATTAAACACTCGTATGAGACAAGTTTTCCCGGAATACTTTGACGCCGAGGAAACACCTAGACGGTCAGTAAAGTCAAATGTGGCACCTGCTACGCGCAGCGTTACTCCTAAGAAAGTAAAGCTGACACAAAAACAGGTTGATTATGCCAATCGCTACAAGATACCGATTGAGGTATACGCACTCGAAGTGGCAAAACTACAAAGGAATTGAAATGGAAAAGCAAGAACGAGGTCAACGCGAATCAAGGGAAACGGTAGAACGTCCAAAGAAGTGGATGCCGCCGCAGTTATTACCTGATCCGACACCGGAGCCAGGGTATAACTTTCGTTGGATTCGTATTAGCACTTTGGGTGAGGCTGATCCACGTCACATTTCTTCCAAGTTACGTGAAGGCTGGGAACCTGTTAAAGCTTCGATGCATCCTGAAATCCAGATGATGGCTGGCCAAACCTTGCGGTTTCCAGACAGCATTGAGATCGGTGGTCTGTTGCTTTGCAAAACACCTTCTGAAATGGTTGGTCAACGCAATGAGTTCTATCAGAAACAAACTGATGCTCAAATGCAATCTGTAGACAACAACTTCATGCGAGAAAATGACTCGAGAATGCCACTCTTTAAAGATCGGCAAAGCAAAGTCACTTTCGGACGTGGAGCTTCTTAAACTTAGGAGTTAAAGATGGCTTATCCCACAGTAAGCTCCGCATTTGGTTTTGTGCCGATTAATGAGTTAAACGGCCTACCCTATGCTGGAGCCACTCGTCAGATTCCCATCCCCTACGCTTATTCAACCAGCATCTTTAATGGTGACCTGATTGAGCTTGCGGGTGGTGCAATCAACATCACGGGTATGTCTACTTCTACCACGACAACGGCTCGCGCCGGTCAAATCGGGGTATTTGTAGGTTGCTCATATACCAATCCTTCCACCGGACAAAAGCTGTTTGCTCAGTATTGGCCTGCTTCAACCGCAGCCAATGACGCAGTAGCTTATGTTGTGGATGATCCTTCGGCAGTCTTCAAGGTTGCCATGGTTGGACAATCGGGTTCTGTATCTAACACAGCAACGACGATTGGTTATGCTTCAACTGGTTTGGTTGGGACAAACGTGTATGCAGTTACTGGCACTGCCGGCAGTAGCATCACGGGTAATTCAGCCATGGCCGTTTCGGCAGACAACCCAACAAACGGTACTGGTAATAAGCGTGTTACGACTGCGCTTCCCTTCCG